ATGCCAGGATCTAAAGTTTCATCTAACTCTGTGTAATTGTAATCTGATACTTTTCTTTCTTTATAATAATACCAAAAGTTATGATCTTCACTGTAATACCAATCATAATCTTTTAATTTATCAACAGTTATAGGATTTATTTTCATACTAGTTATTTTATGAACAGGAATAACAAATTCCTAAAAAGTATATTTTATTATGAATAAAGTAAATGTTCTCAAAGATTTAATAAAAATAGCAGAAGTTTTAGAATCAAATGATAGAGTACTTCTTGCAAATGAAATAAACTTTACTATTACAAAATTAGCAGAAAAAGAAAAAGATTGTCCTGATGCAACTCAAGACATCAAATTGAACCTAAAAAATAGGCAAAAAGCGATAAACGAGTATGGATATGGCCCAGCAGACCCTTCTCAGCCAAATGATAAATTCTGGCTTAAAAAAATGAAGATGTGGAAAGTAGATGATCTTTCAGAAGTAAAAAATATGCTTTGCGGAAATTGTGCAGCTTTTGATATTACAAGCAAAACTTTAGATTGTATAGAAAGTGGTATCGGAGAAGATGCTACTGAAACTATCAATGCTGGAAAACTTGGTTATTGCAAATTCTTAAAATTCAAATGTGCAGCAAAAAGAACTTGTGATGCTTGGGTGACAGGCGGACCAATCACTGACAAAAAGGGAAAAAATGAATAAAAGACAAATTATAGCATCATTAAATGATATCGCTAATACACTCGACAATGATGGACTCTATCAAGAATCAAGTGTTATCACAAATATTATGAATAAGATTGCTCAAGCTCCAAGTGACTTTAAAGGCGATTTTGAAAGCAAGAATGAAAAGGATGAAAACAAAGGTAGAAACGTTGTAAAATCAATTTCAAAAATGATTATGTCATTACTTGAAGATGACGAAAATGCTAGAAAAGACTTTAGCGGAGGAGAATTACAATCTTTCGTGCTTTCAATTCTTGATGTGTTTATGAAAGATGGTATGCAAGAAGCAATCAAAGAAATGAATAAAAGTTTAAAGAAATACGGAGTTATGATTGCTGGTGAAGAAATGCGTGAAATTGGAAATCTTTTCAACAATTATAAGAATATGAAAAACTAAGATTAATGTAAATAAAAAAGTGAATAAAAGAACAATCATTTCATCCCTAAATGAAATTGCAAACAAACTAGATATCTTAAATATGCACTCTAGAGCTAATACTATTACTAAAGTTATGATAAAATTAGCCGAAGAGGAAAAAATGAAAACCAAACATTCAAATGAAGAACTCCAAGAAGCAATGTCTGAACAAGGCATCGAAAAAGCATTCGAAACTTATAAAGAAAAAGGTGGGAGCGCAAGCAAAGAATCATATTCATCACAATGGAAATCACTCATAGGAAGAATGATTGATGGATTCTCAAACAATATGGGCGTTTCAATCTCTGAAGAAAAATATAAAAGAAAAAATCCATTCTGGGATCCAAGAGACTAAATAAAAAGAGGAGCAAAGCTCCTCTTTTTACATTTCTAAAACTAATTGCTGAACTTCCCTAACCCTAGTATTTTCAAGAATAAATGCATCAATGAGAGATGGAATCTTCTTCATATCCCAATAAGGAATACGTAACAAACATATACCGTTACAGGAAGCATATTCGTTCTTTTTCTTATCCCTGATTTTAATTTCCTCAAAGTTTTTATTTGCCTTCTCAGTATCACTAGAATATTGAACAGGGCCAAAATGATGCTCACCATCAAACTCTATCAAAAATCTTTTTCCCATATACTCAAAATAAAAATCATACTTTAACTCTCCAAGATGAACTAACCCTGGAAAAACTTTTTGAGTCTCGAAAGTATGCCCAAGTTTTACTAAATATTTTCTTACTGCTATCTCACCCTTACTCTCACAACACCTAGGGCAACCAGTGCCATAAAGATGATCACACGGACGCTGCCAAAAATAAATCTTACACTTCTTACAATAAATTTTTACTTTTTCACGAGCATTTATATAATCAACACCATCATAATCATATTTACCCTCATGCTTTTCACAGCCCTTAAGCTTAAAATCTTCAAATGTATTTCCAGACTTGTTCCAATAACATTTCTGGCAATTTTTGAACCGACCAATCCCTTTCACACTCTCTGTACCGCAATCTTTGCACTTTACAATAAAAAACTTGGCTTTACGGATATTTGAATGACTAAAGTTAACAACAATTTTATTCAATCTATCTGCTTCATCAAATACTCTGTTATAATCAAATCTCTTTGAACTGTAAAATTGAAAAAAACTTTCAATAGACTCTAATCTTATCCTGTGCTCCCTAACCTTACACTCTGCAAAAAATGGGACTTCTTCTCCCGTGTCATCGCCCTTATCAAAAACTTTATAACTTTTCTTTTTTGCATTTAGATATTCAACCCGTAAATAATAATTCCCAAAACACCTTAAAAACTTACACCCTTCGAATGCCCCAAAAATTTCACTAAATTTACAAAAAAATACGGCCATATAACACTTGTACAAAACACAAGAATTTTCTCCCCTAAACTCTGATAAAAGTCTGACAAACATAAAAGTAACAGAGATTATATAAACTTTGTCAGAAACTTTATCAGACAATCTTGGCCAAAAACTATATACTAATTACAGGGCAAAAAGGATGGTTATTCTCAGGGGAAAACGATAAAATTTAACCACCCCCCCTACTACTCTGGGCCAAAATGTAGGGGAGAAAATTAAATATATACACCCTGGCAAAAAGGATGTCTAATATTTTGGGCAAAGGGATTTCTTTTACCACCCCCCCCATACTCTACCAAAAATAAGGGGCAAGAATATTCCTACAAAAATTTATATATATACCCGGGCAAAAAGGATGGTTATATCTGGGAGGAATTGAAAAAACTTAATACCCCCCCCCTATGTAGCCTAGAAATATAGCCCACGATTTGTTCGCATATGGCCTTTTTTTTGACGGGGGGGAGCGGGAACCCAACGATTATTCTAACATACCCCCCCCCTCCAGTTATATAGTAAAGGAGAGAGTAGTCTTACAAACAATAACGAACAAGTGCTTCACTCATACATACTAAGCTCAAAGCAGCAAGACTAGTATACTTATCATCTCTAACTAAAGGATGGTCTAAGAAACAGACATCTTCTCTATACTTGGTCTTCCATATGAACAAGGCTACTTCTCTCTCTACAATGACTATAGTGCCGAGTTGTCTAGTAGGTAGTTCTATAACACTATCATAACGTATAGGATTGAACTGTATGCCATCTTTGATCATAGGATCTGACTTAGTGGCTTTTAACTTACAGGATAGACCATAGGGCATAATAGTTTCCCATTTACCATCTATCATTAGTGCTATAACGTGATCCGTCTTATTTATTATCTTTGCCATTCTTCCAACCCATATACAAGAAAACAATTGTCCACATACTGATACATACAAATAATACGTTAGTTATAATGATTAGTAAAGAGTTCATAGGATCCACCTGTCTGCTTGCTCGCTATATCAATCATTTCATCCCAACTGGCTCTATATCCTATCATTCCAGACAATGCTGTAGACACTGTTTCATAACTACGTCCGATCTTTTCATTTATAAAAACAGCTAAATGACCACTGTTAGTTGTTTTAGCATGCTTACCAGTTAATGGATTAACATATAACCATACGTCAGAGATCATATTATCATAATCAACAGGATACAATTCTGGATCTACATTGTTCATATATCTTTTATAAAATATCTTGACAGGTATATACAATATGATATAATACTTGTATGGAAAACACTACAATCTCCCAATTTGTAAGCGATAACGTTGAAGGCGATCCAGCCTTGAAAGGATATGTTGTCAGTGAGTTGAAGGATCTGGTAAAACAGAATCCTACAATGTCACTTTCAGAGTTGCTTCAGGATGCAACTGAATCTGCCCTAGAACAATGGGATACAGACCAATATACAGACTACTACCAAGAGTAGTCTGTACACAGCCCTTGACAAATGTCAAGGGCTTTATTATTTATTTTTTTATGCAATCTATCGTTAGGTACGGTAATACCGTACCTGAAAAATTTTGTCAAATAATTTTTTTTATTTGACAAAATCTAGGATATATGGTAAAGCCTACATCTCCATTGCTTTAGCCTTTGCACGGTCATAGGCAGTGTTTGACATTTCAAGTATATTGTCTGCCTCAGCAAGAACAAATTTATTCTTGATGCTATTCTTGATGATTCTGTGGAGGATTAGCACATATGCTTTTTGCATACCGGCTTCGATGACGTAGGCTGTTGGTTTGTACATTTCGTTCATGTACATAATATATCATTTTGTATATAAGAGTGCAAGGATTATTTAGTAAATAGATCTTACATAAATAAGTATTGCAAGATTGTATATTGTCGGGTAATATATAGACATGAACAAAGATACAAAAGTAGAACTTGAGTTTTCCACCAACCGTTTCTGGGAACTCTCCATGTCCGACCTTGGTTATACCGAAGGTATGACAGAAGAAGAATTCAATGCAAAGATTGCAGACTTCATCAACTCTGACGACTTTGAAACCAGGTACATTCCTGAAACCAATGAACTGAAAGTCTACGCAGAGTAGACTTCACTACCATATCCCTTGACAAATGTCAAGGGATATTTTTATTTAATTTATTTTTTGAAGTTTACTCTTAGGCATGGTAAACACCATGCCTACAAAAATTTGTCATATTTATTTTTAATTTGACAAGTATATACATTGTGATATACTACAGACATGAACACACAACAAGCTCAAGCTGCAACTCTGTCTGGGTCTCTTTG